GCGTCTATAAGGTCTTTGAGGCTGCGATAGGTAATCGAAAAATCAGATACGTTTATCGACACCGGTTTTCCTATCCAGCTCGTGATCGCCGCATCGAGCGCATCAACTATCGCCTGGTAATCAGCCGCCATAATTTTTCTCACTGCCAAAAAAGAAGCGCCGGGCGGGAATGCGGCCCCGCACGGCGCTTTACTTTTCTGGCTAATTCAGGACTGGTAGCTATCCAATCCTCACTCAAATCCAATATTTACCTACAAAAGAGCTTACTATCTATCATCGAAATTTCCCCCCCGTGATGTCAACGCAAAAATGGGAAAAAACGGTGACTTAGACTAAATATGGCTACATTTAGGAAACTATTTTCAATTTCGGCACATTTTTCTAAAATATTTTGGCGGCTCCCACTCTAAGAAAGGTATTTTTCTGCCCTTCAAAAGGTTACACTTCTGGCAAGCCGGGATAACATTTTCCCTCGTATGCCATCCACCTCTTTGCAATGGGATCACATGTTCATGAACAAGCTTTTTGCTCTTTTTGCCGCAATAAGCACATCTGTTTTTGAAATATTTTAAGGTCTGAAGCCATTGTTCTAAAATTAACGTGAAAGCCTGTTGTTCATTTTTGAATATGCTTCGTCTCTTAGACGTAGCGCGCAATGTTGCCTCTTTACCTTTCGCCGTTTTCTGATATTTATTAAATACCAATCTTGCTATGTTCCGGCCGTGTTTTGTGCTTCGATATTTTATGTTGCTCTTTTTCTTGATTGCTTTTGCTTTTTTTGTTTTACTGTATCTAAGTCGATATTTTTTATAATGCTCCTTGTTTTTTTTTATCCATTCTTTAGAATAAGCCTTACAGCATTCTTTACATTGACCCTTAAGACCATCTCGGTTAAGTGGATAATTATAAAATTCCGTTGAATCTTTATGTTTATGACATTTCGAGCATCGTTTTTTCATTTTTCCACCACCTCTTTCGTCCTTATTCTTTTGCCGCAATATCGGCATATTTTATAGCGCCGAACCGCACCAAATATATTAACGGTCTTTACCGTATCCCAGGGCCGTCCATCCTCTGTCCGGAAATCATTGCAGCCGCACCGCGGGCATTTCAATCCCTTAATCTTCTTAGCGTCCCTGCTCTTCATTAAACTATTTTATCGATAAGACCGTATTTTTTTGCTTCTTTGGGCGTCAGCCAGACATCGCTTTCTGGCAGTAAAATCTTTTTTATCTGGTTTCGATTCAAATTGCTGTGTTTTAAGTAATGGTTTATCATTCTTTCATGTGTAAGGTCCTGTTCTTTTCTGCTCGCAACCAAGTCGTGATATTTTTCACCTGCCATCCCCCATGTATATTGATGACTCAAAAGGGAGGTATTCTTCGTAATGATTCTATGATTCTCGACTCCTGAGCACAGAATCAATATTCCTGCCGATGCACATATCCCCAAACCTGTTATATAAACAGGTTTTTTTGAAAACTCAATAAAATCCGTCAGCATAAACGCCGAATTCAACTCTCCACCACAGGAATTCAGAATAATCTGAATGTTTTTGAAGCTCATGTTTTCAAAGAAGTTCATAAAAACAAGCTCTTTTATTGTTTCTCCTATCTTTTCGTCCTTGATTGCTCCGCATATATGTATTATCCCCTGATTTCTAAGCTCGATATTTGTGGCATTGGCAGAAGTTTTAATTGTCATTTTTGTTGTCCTTTCAAAAATTTATCGCAACCTTTTTTTTCTCTGCAGCTCCAATAGACTTATTCTCTTTCTTTGTCCGGCGGCGGCAGGTTTTTTTTTCTCCCCCGGCCTGCGCAGGTATTGCAGCCCCTTATAGTAGGCCGCCGCCGCGCACAACACCGCCGTATCCAGCGAATGCGTCGGCGCCCCTCTGCTTACCGGCTGCCATACCCATCGAACGTTGCCCCTGGTATCGCGGACCTTAACGAGCTGCTCGTTACCGAACTCGCGAAAATAATATTCCGGTATCTCATCGTAGAACAGGGTCAAAGCCTCTGCGATGATTTTGCCGTCCTCATCGCGTTTCGCTTCGACCCACGATGTCACCTGGTTCTTAAAGTAATACGTATCGACTAATAGTAGCTGCATACCCCGGTACCGAATGCGCTGGCGCCGGTTAAGCCGCCGTTCCGTTGCCGATTCGAGGTCGGACGGCTTCAAAGGTTTCAGGCACGGCCCGGGCAGGCCCCTGGTCGGTATGGTAAGGCCCGGGCGCTGCCGGCAGTATTCATAAACCTCGTCCGACTCGTAACTGCTGTCAACAAACTCTACTATCGTCGCAAGCCAGGGTTTCGCTTCCGAGGCCGTCCCGTCCGACCACGGAAACGGTGACATCAATACCTCTTTATCCAATTCGTCGAAGCTCGGCACCCACCCGCTTTTTATAACATAGTTTTTCATCCCGTATCCGAACCCCCGCACCTCGTAATCTATTCGCACGATTCCCTTGGTCTTTGACTTGTGATAGTCCGCCGACGCGACCAACGCGATACAGTCCGCAGGCACCGTCGCCTTACTGAACCCCCCTCGCAGCTTGACTAATTCGCTCGTCTTTACCTTTCTGCCCGTCTCCTCGTATGGCTTGCCTAAAATCGCATTATTAAAATCCAGCAGCTTTCCCCTCGCTATTCCCTCCTCGGTATTGGCCAGGAACCACCTTGCCATAATATGCGGCCAGGTACTCTTCGGAAATGGTGAAATCAAAGATGAAGCATGAAAACCACTGTGTCTTTTCGTTCGTTTGGGCAGGCCTTTTATATTGCCGTCTGCATCTATCATCCGGCCTTCCGGCAGCCATTTACCGGCCGTCACAATCTCTGTCTTCTGGTCTTCATAAATTCGAGCTGCACATACTTCGCATTCGTACCAGACCTCCTTCTTTTCTATAATTTCTTCAGGGTCACGCAGTTTCGGATGCACCTTTAACTGTGGGAACACCCATATTCGATATTCACCGCAATGCGGACAGGGCTCATAATGCTTCTGCTTATTCGAGGCATCGAACGCATAGCATATATTATCGTCTTTGGTAATCGGCGTCGACGCCCTGACAATCTTTCGGTCCTCGAACGTCATTGTCCTCTTGTCCGCCAAATCCTCGGGTGACGCCTCTTTTCCTGCGAACGGAGGGAACTTGCTGGTCTCATCTAAAAACAGATACCTGATATATTTCGCTGCAAGCTCGGCCGCCGAGCCGGCCCATCCGAACCATAGCGTCATCAAATCGAAAATGAAATATTCCACCCGCAAATCTCGGGGACTGCCGGTGGTATGTGCGCGGAGCGCCGGTGATAATCCGACCATCGGCCTGAAAACCTCTCCGGAGATATAATTGACATTATTTTCCGTCGGCACAACGTAGAACGCCGGGCCCGGGTCCTGGTCGATTGCATAGCCTACCATATTTTGAATAGCGCAGGATTTGCCCGTCTGCGAGGCGAACATAAGCGTGATCTCCTCGACCTCGTCATCGCAAAAAGCGTCCATCGGCTCGCGCATATAAGGCGTCAAAGCGCTGCGGTACGGCCCGGGGAATGCGCAGCTCGCAGGCAGTATTCGGTTCTTGTCCGCCCACCGGCTTACGGTTATATCCTCCGGCAGTTTCCAGGCCTTTTGTAAGGTCTCGGACCAGATTGTTTTTGTTTGCAGCATTATCCCTTTGCGAACCCTTCGATTATCGATCTTGTCTCAGTATCGATGACCTTCCGTATCTTTCGCTGCATTTCCGGCGGGAACCGGCCTGCGACTTTCCCGCCCAGGCCGAGCAGCCCTTTTTTTACCGCCAATACTCTTGCAATGTCTCGCCGCTCGTAATCTTCGTGCCGGATAAGCGCGCCCTGTTTGATCTCCAGCTCCATCTGCATCAATTTCGCCTTGGCGTCTTTATACTCGGCGTCCGCCGTCTGGCCCTTGGTCTTCGCCTCGGTCGGCTGCCGGCCCTCGTTTCGCTTGAAGAAATCCAATTGCGATTTGATATAGACGGTTTTGCCGTCCGCCTGGGCCGTCAGCATCCCCTCGGCAAGCCATCGCCGAACGGTACGCGCAGAGACCAGGGCGTATGCCGCCGCCTTTCGCTGCGTGTGCAGAATCTGGCTCTCGGCAATCGCCGCCTTTTTCGTCGCTCGTTTTTTTTTGCTCGTTTTTTTTTTCTTTTTAGCCACAGATTTAATTGGCAACTGGTAACTGGTAACTGGTTATTGGTAATTCGCTAATCTCCAAACCACGGCACTATCGCTTTAATCTTCATTGTGCTACTCATCTATTGGCCTCAAAAAATGCTTTAGCAAAACCTGCGGGGGTCAACGCTCGAATATCTGCTCGGCCAAGTTTCATTTCTTTTGCCCATTCGGGTTTTGCCGGCGAATACCAATCTTTGTGCGACGTGCGGGTGGGAGGCAAATCTTTCGGACGTCCGGTAATAAGTCTTTTGGGTTGGTTAAAATAACCCCATATTGCATATCGCTTTGTCCTCCCTGTGCCGGTTTCACCCATTTGCCAACCTTGAAAATAAAAAGCTGGTTTTCCTAAAAAATTGTATAAGTATCCAAGTGGATTTTCCAATGCCCAGAACTTTAACGGGCACCCTTTTTTCTGAATGTTCCAAATAATTTCAAGACAAGATTTTACTATTCCAAATCCATCGGAGAAATTCCTCTTGTTTTTTGGGTGTCGCCAATCTGCTCAACTGAATATAGTGCACGGTGGAGCTGCAAGAATCCCATAGACATCATCCGGCGGTTCGTAGGTTCGCACGTCATAATCAGGCAAGGTGATATTCCGCACATCATACCCCGCCTCGGCGTAGGGCTTCGACCACGCCCCAGTCCCCCCGCACAAATCAAGTATAATCTTATCTTTATTTTCCACAGCATCCCTGCCATTTAATTCAAAATTCTCAATTCAAAACTCAAAACTCATCCCGCTACTCATCTGTAAAAATCATTACACCCAAACATTCTTTCGAACCGCCGACAACAATCATCAATCACGCAGGCCTCGTGGAGCAGCTCCTTATAGACCTTCTCAACACGGCGCTTATGGTCGGCTATATCGCTCGTTATCAGCGGAGTATGTCGAAGCGGGAAGCAGGAATTGCCCGCTATTACCTTCCGCTCCAGGATGAACTCTGTGTTAAGTTTCATTCCTCACCCATTTTTCGCAATAAAGGCAAAAACTCCTCTTTAACTATTCTTTTCCGCTCGGCTTGCTGTTTATCAAACAAGCTCTCAAATCCCTCCTCTTTCGCAATTATCTCTTCTCTAAAAAAATTTTCTTCTCTTGCCTGCCTTTCTGGCTCCATATCCAACACATCCTGTGAAGCTGGATTCATCGCTGTACCTTTCACCTTGTTCTTGAAAGGCAAATCCCAGTTGGTAATTATCGCTTCCCAATCAATCTCATCAGGTTTGGCATCAGCTAAAGCAACCCGCATAATTCCCGTGAACTGCTGCTGAATATGCTCTAATCGAAGTGCATCGGGACTTAATGTCGTAAATATCAAGTTGATAGGATAAGTGTTTCTGAGCCAATCGTGGACGGCGCAGTTGATGCACAGACCTTTGGAGGACCAGCGCAGCATTCTCGCATCCGGGTTCCCCGGCCCGGCTACTTTACAACGCGCTTCGCACCGCTCGCAATGAATTATCTCAGCCATCCTTCACCTCACTTTCTCTTTTTTCCGCCGACCAGGTTTCTCAAGGCCAGCGTCATCTTCGCATTTTTATACAGCAGGCTTGCCATCACTTTATTGGTAATCTGCCTGGTCTCTGTTTTCGCTTTATCAATCTTCCGCCCAAGCTTCTTGTCTGTCAGAATATGTATCTTCAATACCGGTATCTTCATTGCATTAACAGCTCCCCTTTTAATTAGTTTTTAGTTATAACTCAAAACTCAAAATTAACCATCCTCGCCACAACTATTAACAGGTTGAATAATATAACCGAGAAGTTTTTTGCGAGTTTTGGCCAGGCGTTTTTGTTCTTTTGAAATATTCCCTGCTTTTTCTTTGAAGCTTTCAGACTGTGTGACGCTTTTTCCATAGATAATACCTTCCGGGTCATCGCGATAATCCCAAATCCCATTGAGGAACATTTCGCCTTGGTCCGGTTTTTCTACACTCAACGCCAAACCTAATGGATGGAAGAAGTTCCTATTTACTTCCTGTAGATAACCTTCTGCCTGGAAGTCCCTTACGCTAATCATTTTTATTTTAGATTTACGACCCATTAAACCTTCACCTCACTTTCCGCTATAATTCAAAATTCAAAATTCAAAATTTTCCCACCGTATCTTCGCCATAGTTTTCTTGCTGATTCCCGGCTCTCCTCGCGCCAGCCCCGCATAAACGGCCGGGGCAGCCGCCCTTCCTCTGCATCGAACCTTTCGCCGCACCGCAGGCAGACCAGCGTTGTCCCGTACCACGGAACGTGCCAGATGACAAAGTACCTGCGTTTTTTACAAGTCGGGCATTCGTAACGCTTCAAACAAATCGCATCGGGATGAGGTCTGCATATATGATTTCCCATAATTTCACCTTCTCTTTTTTCCACCGGCCAGGTTTCTCAAGGCCAGCGTCATCTTCGCATTTTTATACAGCAGGCTTGCCATCACTTTATTGGTAATCTGCCTGGTCTCTGTCTTCGCTTTGTCCAGCTTCCGCCCAAGCTTCTTGTCCGTCAAAATATGCATCTTTAATAATGGTATCCTCATTGCATTAACAGTTCCCCTTCAGACGGGTCCGGCTGGAAGCCGGTTTCGTCCTTTAACAATCTCAACATTGCCGCCTTGAACGCCGCGTTACACATCGCTTCAAAACCTATAACCTCGCCGCGAGCTTCAAGCTCTTTGACAATCTTACCTACCCACGACCCTTTGTAACCCTCGCACATCGTCTCGGCCATTTCTTCGATAGAAGCCTGATGTTCGTATTTCGCGTATTCCGCGATGACTTTCTTTCCCACTTCCCCTTTTTTCAACGCTTCGTACACGCTGTTTTCCATGTCCTGCTGAACTTGCGTAATCATTGTGTCCCTTTCAGCGCTTTAACCAGCAGCTCTTTGGCAGGTTCTTCGTCCATCAGCTCAATAACTTCTTCGATTACATCTTTCAACCGCTTAATTATTAGGCCGGCTTCGCATATAGCGTTGGCTATTTGCTCGTCATATTCACCTTCATTGTCTAAAGCTACTGTGCAAAATTCTTGGTCATCGGCCACAAAGACCTTCATTACTTCATCCACGCGCCGACAATAAGGTTTTTCGCCAACGCCATTCGTCAAACAATCTATCACTTCCTGTATTCTCATCTTGTTCTCCTTTACGGTTTGTCTTTCAGGACTTGCTCGATTTCCTCGTGGCATATTGAGCGCTCGTGATGTACATTCCAATATTTCTTTCAACCGCTTAGCTATCTGCAATAGGTCTAATCTCTGTCTGTCATATTCGGCGTGAGTTTTACACAATTGTTTAAGTTCACTGATTTTAGCTTCGTAGCCGCCGCACATCTCATTATAGGCGTTCTCCAGCCGCTTGTTCTCGGTTCGGAGTTGCTCATCGCGTACATCTTTTTCCATTGGTTCTTCGATCCAGACATCTACTATCCCCCCACATTTCGGACACCAATGAATACCCACCGAAACTTCGGCGGCAATACCATCTTCGTAACCACATTCTTCTTTAACGCCGTTTTCGTAAGGTTCTTCGTGTGGGTCAAAGCAGGTTATAAAAGCGGTTGCCAAAATAGTTTTACTGCCACATTTTTTGCACAATAGCATTTCGTTCTCCTTTCTCAAAAACACATTCCATCGACTTCACATCCACCTGCACGGCCGTTACAATTCCTGCAATCGGCGACAATCAAATCATCATCAGCTTCATAGATACCGAACGTCCCCCGGACCGCAAAATATTCGACCGGCCTAACATCTTCGAGCACCCACGCCCACGCCCCGTGATACAGCTTACATCCTGCCGCCGATACATCGGAAAACACCATCGGCCTGCACTCGACGAGCTTGACGACGCACAGCCCCTGGCCGGTGGGCAGGTTGTCTATCTTCGGTTTTTTCGACGACACGATGAGCAGGTCCCCGCGATACTTCGTCGGCCACGTTTGCGTCTCTATCGTCTTCGTCCCCCGTGCAATCATCGACGCCCACGGCTGCCTTACGCTAATCGCCTTCATGTCATTATCTCCTTCTTCGTTTCGACCTTAATTTTTTATTACGTCCGACCCCCTCCAGAAAACGTCGGGCCCTTTTTGCTTTTCTGCGAAACCTGCCTGTAACTTTTACATTCATTTTTTCCCTATACCGAACCTGCGAATCTTTCCTATATCTAACCCGCGAATCTTCCCTATATCTAACCTGCGAATCTTCGAGAGGACCGGACACCTATTTTCCTGCAAAAAATTCGCTTTTTGCGCGCCATCGCTAACTGGAGTCGGTGATAAACTCCAGGAAGGACCCATAAACAAGACCTCGCGCAGCCTGTTAATTTGGGATCGCTCATAAGTCCTTTGTTTACGTTGTTTTTTTTGTGCCGATTGAAAAACAGTGATGTCACCACCTCGAAAACGCTGCAAGTTCTTATTATACTTATAGTTAAAAGCATACACGACTTGTCTTGTATGTTATTGGAGTCATGAAAAAGTGGACATCGAACAGTCCAAATGTCCGCTCTGGACAAAAATACTCTTAAAATAACCGCATTATTGAAGTAAAAACGCGATGTCACCATCAACCCGCGTGGATTGTACCTTAAAGGCGGTTTTTCACTACCTTTTCCGCATTTTTGAGCCAGAATCAGGGGCAATGTTAAGATGGGTAATTGCCCCATACTTTTGAAGGCTGTTTTTGACAGTGATTGAGCCGGTTCACAAGTGCTGATAAACAAAGAGTATAGAACAAAAATACAAAATAAACGCAACAAAACCCTACAAAATGTTGCGGGCGGAGGCAATGTTAAGATAGGCAACCGTATTTTGTATTGATTTCGCACGAATTAAACCTCTTAAAATTCAGCCCAGAAACGAGAAATCCAGCTTCTCACCAAGCCCTTTCAATTGGGTATTGACCAGGTGCAAATATCTTGCCGTCATCGTGATGTCGCTGTGCCCCATAAGCTCCTTCAATAAATAGATGTCGACTCCTTTTAACAAAGCATTTACCGCGAAAGTGTGTCTGAGCATGTGTGGGTAGATATGTTTGGCGATACCGGCATGCTCACCCGTTACTCGAATAGCCCTGTATAGCGCCGTCGATGCCCTGAGCCTTGTCGTGACTGCTTTTGTTTTTTTGTCCACCGTTTCAAATTGCTGAATATATGGTCGGCCCTGCCGATTGTAAAATAAAGGCTTACTGATGTCACTGCGTTTAACATGCCGCATTGTTTCGGGCCTGTATTTTTCGATATACTCTTCAATCTCCGCTGCAAGCCGTCGAGACACTTGAATGGTGCGGTCCTTGTTCTCTTTGCCGCGATATATCTCAATAACATCCTGGCCCAGTACCAACGGCGTGTCCTGAACACGAAGCCGTGCAAGTTCCGCCGCCCGCATGCCCGTACAGAAAAACAAGTCGCAGATTAAAATAAGCTTCTTTACGCCCAGTGATTCAATGTCACTGAATTGTTTATTGACGGCGCTTCGCATTTCCCCCCGCAAATAAGCCCAGAAATTTTTCTGCTCGGCGGGTGTAAGCACTTTACTCCAGCCTATCTGGTCCCGTCGCCTTCTTGGTCCGCCCGATGCACTTCTCATTACTTATTCCGTCCCCGGCAGATTTTCCTGCCATTTCTCTATTGTCACCTTTACCGCATCTTTGGATTTGGCCATATCCATAAGTTTCTCTGCCTGCCCACTTGCAAAATTGAACTTGCCAAACTTTACTTCAGTGCCTTTTGCTTCGCCGATGACTTTTTTAACGATTGTTTTTGACGTTATTTTTGCTGCCACGATTGAACCCCTTTCTTTTCCAACTATAAATACCGTAAACTGACAACAACCAAAAAACTCCAAACAGTACGGCCTGATGGTATTCGCCGATTACAAGATTGTGCTGGAACCACCAGCCATTACTGATGAGCCATAACAAAAATCCCTCCCACCGGCGCCGCACATTCAGCACAACGCCTGCCAGGGCAATCGCCACTATTATCCAGTTCATTTTTCCCCCTCAAAGAGTGATGCCTGGCCTTTTGTCTTTTTCTCAGGCAGCGGCCTATTGACCTTCCGCTTATCGATACTATGAAAACATAAGCCGTCCAGATACTTCGCAAGGTCCAGCTTGATATAATAATCGACTTCGAGCCGTCGGCAGAGCTCGATTGCCTTAATCCCGAATTTCCGCCAGCTAATATCACTGGGCCGATAATTCAGAATGCCGATTTTGAAGTGGTCAACGAATTGATGGGTCTGTCGGATTATTTCGAGCGATTGTCTGGCATCTATCACCGGCTCGAGGCTCACCCACGTTTCAATCCCCTTTTGCTTTGCCATCTCGAGCGCCAGTATCCTGCTGCGCGGTATTGCAGCATGCGGCTCCCAGGCCCGCGAATCCCTCTCGTTTAAGAACGTCAAGGTCGCCGCAAACATATCATTGGGACCATAAAGCGCAAAGTCCCTGCAGGCCCGCGTACCGCCTTTTGTCAAAATCTGAAACGGTATATCGTTTTCCCGCAGGATCAAAATGACCTTTCTCGTAATTTGCTCCGAATCGTCAAGCGGCTGGTAAGGGTCACAGGCAAAGGACAATAATACCCGCTCATTAGTACCTGCATAATTCGGGGCCTCTCGGCGGAGCTGATAAAGCACGTCTTTGCGCACGGATTGCCTGGTATGAAACTCGTAATTCTTGGTCACGGCCGGACAATAGCAATAAACGCATCCGTGACTACAGCCAGTGTAATGGTTGATGGCAAGATGCGAATACTCAGCCGCCTTTCCCCTGGGCCGGTAAATAATTGACATAGTCAAGCTCCATTCAGTTTTGCCGGTTTTCAGGTTTCAATTCCTCAGAAAAAGCTCGGTTTGCCTTTTTCACACCGATTTTGAAGCTCGTGTGAAACGCCCGTCCGAGAGCCCTGTCCGGATTCGTCTCTTTGATGTCAGCCAACTCCAGCGCAATTCCAGACCATAAAGATAGTTTTGTCGCATTCCATGCCTGGTCAGGATTTACCATTTTTCTTCTCCTTCACGCAGGCGCTACACAAATCTTTTTTGACCCAGTGACAGGTCCCTTTCCCTGGCGAGAAAACGCATGGTTTATCATCGGTGCAGCCGCACACTCGACAAGTTTGTACTTCGACCAGCTTCTTTTTTTCCGATTTGGCTTTTTTCGGCCGGACAATAGCAATAAACGCATTTGCTTTTTTCGGCTTGGCTGTTTTCGGAGTGCCATCGGCATTGAGGCCCTTCCAGCTCTTCGGTTCGGGATAATCCTGCTCAGCCACTTTTTTGAACATCGCCTCGACATCAATTCCCAGCAGCTTGCTTACGTTTTTGGCCTCGTCGATGTATTCCGGAGGCGTTTGAGAAATAGGCCCGCCGTAAGTCAACCGACTTACCAGGACCGCCCTGACCTGTCCCCACAATGTTTCAAATGTTTGCCCCATGATACCGCCGGACGCGCTTGCTAATTCCTTATCAATGCTCTTCTGAAAATCCTTCCAATCCCCACAACCCGGATAAAGATGCTGCTGATTTTCGATAGTGCCAAATATCCCTGCCAATATCGCCACTACATAAGTATTAGGTTCGTAGATAATTAATTCAACTCCACTGTCTTCGACCTTCTCGCAGAGTTCCCGCAGCACCTGTGCCCATCGCTTGCTGTTCAGCATCAGCCTGCGGTCTCTTAAGGGTGTCGGTTTTCGCTTGCCGTCCGACCCGATTTTTCTGCTTTTTCCTTGCGTATCGGTGCCCGTTATTTCCACAAATTTTATCCAGCGCAGCTCGCCCGCATTTTTGCCATGAACCATCAACGCCGGCAGGGCATCTTTGGCGCCTTCCTTCGACGCCTTCCACTGTGAGGCAATGTTGTCATATTTTAGAATCAGCTTGCTTTTCTCGGAATAGTTAATGTCCGGCATTACCGCGAAGACGAGGTTGTGATATTTGTTTTTGAGCTCCGCCGCCCGCAAATCCAGGTAAGCCGCCGCCTTTCGCTCCCAGCAATTCTGGTCCAGGCACCTATCGTTTTTTTTAACGACTTCCAAATCGGTCGTATCATCGAACAGTCCGGGCTGATGACTGCTGCGCTTCGAGCATTTACTGCAGGCCTTGACCTTATCGAGCAGTTTGGCATCATCCAAATCCCAGGGGGCCTTGCTCAACAGCCGGAGCATTTCTGCTATAATCTTCTCTAATTCTGCAACCGTAGGCACTTCGCCATAACACCACTCGCCCATATCGATATAATCTTCAAAAATCTCATCCTGGACCTCAACCGGCAGCGCTGCGATAGGCCCGAAATGAGAAGCGGTCATATTCGCAAGGCTGGAATCTTCGGAACTTGCTTTTTTCCATCTCTCGCTGAGGTTTTTATCAATGGCCGCCCTCTGCATTACCCATCGCACGGATTTGCCCATCTTCGAGGCGACCGCCTGCGCATCATTTTTGTATTTCGTCAGCAGAATGACCACTGCCTTGCCCTGCTCGAGCGGCGTCAGGTCCTCACGGCCGAAGTTCTCGATAAAAGTGATATTGAAGGCCTCATCATCGCCGATGTCACCGTGGTCTATCGCTATGATTGTGTCTCTTTCCACTTTGGCCGACGCCAGCAACCGGCGTTCGCCGGCCAATAGCTCGTATTTGTTTTTTTGAGCTGGATGCCGCCGAACATGGACCGGGACGATAACGCCCTGGGCCTTAATGCTTTCGGCCAGTTCGGCAAAGCCCGCATCTTTTTCGTTTATAATCCGCGGATTATTTCCTGATGGTACAATGTCGGCGACCGGCAGCTCTACGAACTGCCCGTAAGTTTGCGTTTTTTTAGCGTTCATTTTTTGTTCCTTTCCGTTCTCCGCAGTACGACTACTGCGAAGGATGAATTATCGTTTCGGTTAATAAAGGCCTGTGAGGCATTACGCTTCGTGATTGACGTTGCGGCCTTCTTCCCGCCCTTCCTCTTTTGCTCTCTCAACATCGAGAAAGTGTTCTTCCGGCGTATAGTCCTTCTTGCGTTTTAGAAGATTCTTGGCCAGCAAACCGATGGTGCCGCCGAACCCGGCTTGAGTTATAAACCAGGCGAGACTAAAAGGCTGGTCCTCGGACCCCACAATAATTGCCTGCATCTCGCGGGACCTTTCGATGGCCGGCGTAAGATAGCCTATCGCATCCTGGTAGAGATAATCCTCCTTCTTCAGCTCGAATTCCCAATCGAGAAGATAATCCCGATGCTGTGTGACGACATCCCGCCGGGCCTGCTCCGCCTCATGAAGCGAAACGAAAGAGCCGAAGTCATTTGCGTCGGCTTTCAGATACGCCCTGGTTTGCTTAGGGACCTCCGATGGTGTCACCTGGTCCAAAAAAGAACCGCAGCTCATCAGGCCAATACCCGCCAGAAGCAACACTCCGCACAAAAAATACCATTTCTTTCCCATTTTCAGACTCCTTTCCTAAACTCATTTATTCATTGCCGCAACTTGACTACGAATGCGGCGTTTACGCTTTTGTATCTCCGCCGGCGACGGCGGACTGCGTTCTTTTCGCGGTATGGACAGTTTCGCCGCCAGTTTTTTGCTTAATTTCGTCGGCCCGACTATCTTGCCCTCGTGGTGGGCCTTGTTCAGGGCCTCGATGATGTATCCCGCCTCGAGTACGAACCCCCCGCTTTCTTCTTTGGCCAGACCGTTCTTGATTACGTTCTCGATGCTTGATAACGGCGTGTGCTGGTCATAGACGATTGACCGGGCCACTTTATCGTCAACGCCGTACCGTTTGAGCAGTGTACAGGCATAATGCCCATCGGATTGTTTTGAAGATAAATCCTGTTCTTGAGAAATCCCTTTATTATCTTTAATATTCTCTGTAGTATTATCTTTAATATTATGCTTAACATTTTTGTTAATAGGTATAGGCGTTTCTGTTAAGAGGCTCTTGGCGTTTTTGTTAATAGGTATAGGCATTTTTGTTAATAGGGTATTGGCGTTTTTGTTAATAGGTATTGACATTTTTACAGATAGATGAAGTTGACGTTTGTTACCTTCTGCCTTATCGATTACGGACGTGATATATTTCTTATCGATGAGCTGGGCGATCCATCGGCTGATTGTAACCACATCCTTCTTATAAAGCCCAGCGAAGTAACTATTTGTCGCCCAGCAGAAACCTTTCTCGCTGCATAAAGCCGTAATTTCACCATAAAGCAGCTTCGCATTAGCGGACAGAGATTGGTCGTATCTCACCTCTGCGGGGATTATGGCATAATATGATTTCTTGTCTGTTTTTTTCATTTATGCAAATAACAAACCCTGGCTCGTTGGCATCGTTGCCCTTCGCCGGCCCGTCGGCTGGAATTCAATCGCCTTCGCGAGTCTTGCCAGGACCGGCTGTTCGGCTCTTTCCCTGATTTGCCGCAGATGTGCCTTATGCTCCCTACGGCTTTTGGGACGTTCGGATATTTTTTCCTGTATCGGCCTCCATCCAATTGGTTCGCGTTCATCGCCGATTACCCGCCACAAGTGATAGGTCTTTTTCTTTCGATACCAGGTTCCTTTATGCGGGCCGAGGTCCTCGACGATACAGTATATATGGACCAGCTCGTTGACCCGGCCGCACACCTGGTTAATTTGCCATTTTCGTTTCTGATACCTCGGCTTGAGAGTGGACTGCTCTTTTTGATTGAGGCATTCGAGGATGCGATTATTATGCGTGGGTCCAAGCTCCAAAATCATCTCGAAGACCTGCTGTGTAATACGCGGTAGTTTCGACTGCGTTTTTTCCAAAGCGATTTTACTCGTATCTCGAACGGGCATATCAGCTCCAGTTGTCCTCGTAAAGAAACCGGGCCCAGCACAGCTCAATTAAAAGCCTTCTTGTCTGGGCCCGCGTTTTGTTCTCAAACCTCGGAAAGTCCGACCAGTCCAGCGCCTCGAGCTGCTCTATGTGGCCGACCAAATCGTCCATGGATATTGCGGTAAGTCGCAGCGGCATCGATTTGTTATTGTCGGTTTGCATATAGCGTCCCTGCCTGTGGTCCATTCCGTTTACTTGCCTGTTGGCGCTCCCGTAGCCGTCATAAATCTTTTGGCGTATTGATTGAATAATTCCCGTTTCTCTTTTTCGACCTCGGCATTTATAAGTGCCGTTGTCTCCGGCCCAATCACGGCATCTATTTTTTTACAGCCCACTTGTCTTTGAATATTCTTTAATTGTTCGGTAATCGCAGGCAAAGGCGTGCGCGGCCGGGGCTGGCAATCTCTTATCAGCCAGCCTATAAAACCGGCCAATAAAACGATTGCCATAAACCCGAATATCTGAATTACAAGTTTTGCAAAAGTTTTCAAAAAATCACCTTGATTACCTGGGTCCAAAACCATACGCCGTAGCCGACTATCAAAAACCAGGTTAAAGCTATCCAGCGAGCTTTCATTTTTTGCCTTTCGATTCGTTTCAACGAGCTGATGGATATACTCTCACGCCTCCGCTCGGCTCTTTTCTCATGTTTAGTTTTATTGGTTTGCCGTTGACTATGCTTAGTTGCTCAACGTCAATATATTGGCCTTTTGGGCATTCCGTGTCTTTTGGTTTCATCTTGGGGACGACAAGAAACTGCACGCAACCGTTCCCATATTCGACTCTTGCGGTTGTTATGCCGGTAAAACCGGTTACCATGTCTTTTACTTTTTGTCCTAACTCAATCATTTTGTTTCCTTTCAAATGTGAGGCGGGGCGCCGGTTCTATCCCGCCTCGGCAATTATTTTTAACAAGCCAGTCAAGCTTGCGGGCTGCTTTCTCGCCGGTTCGTTCTGCCTTAGTGCCGGCGCCCAATTTGAGGCAACCCGGTTCCCGATACAATTGCCTCGGCACGCCCTTTCCTGTTACTAACAGCCCTCTTTTATTGGGATCGAAATATTAACTTTTCAAAAAAGCCGCCCGGCCCCGGTGAGCCGGGCAGCTTCGGAGGAGGGTGATGCGAAAAAATAATTACAAGCCGGCGGACCGGAAATTACCGATACGGTCTAAGCTTCCATGCTCTACCTGCCAAGATTGAATTCCAGTTTCGCACTAAAACAAGCAACGCCGCCGGCTTTGGAGATGGTACAAAAGCCCGTCTGACCTACTATTTTGGGCCACTTGACTACCCCGTAGTGATTTGATATACTCCGAATTATGATTGCGTGGCTTGCAGCTATTACCTATTATTACCGTTTGACTTCCGGCCGTTTGACTGGGGGTCACGAGGTCGCTGGTTCAAGTCCAGTCGCCCCGACATTTATGTTGTTTGGGGCCATGGGCTTTTGTATTAGAGGCCTGTGGCCCTGATTATTTTTCCCCAAACATTCACTACTCGCTAATCTTGCCTTATCAATCAACGAGCGTCTCGTGGTGACATAGTAGCGCATCGTGGTATCAATACTTGAATGACCCGCCAACCGCATCACTTCATGCGGCTGCAGACCATTCTCCAGCCATTCGGTAATACAGGTTCTTCTTAAATCGTGAAACGTTCCGGTAATTTCTGCTCTCTTGAGAATCCTCTCGAATGGTTTGCTCCAGTTTTCATCGGGGCAAACCCTGATTCGCCAGGACAACCGGTCCCGGGCCTTGAGCTGCATAATTCTTTTGTAGCGATTTCGAGTCATCATCAGGTAGGGCTGACCTTCCGGCAATTCGTTTTGAAGTTTAATCAGCAGGTTATTAAGATGTTCGACTAACGGCAGCTCACGCAGGTCTTTATCTTTCGGCATCCATCGCCAGGTATGATGTGTTTCCTTTTTTGTCTGAACATACAGTATGCCCCTGCCGAAATCCACGTCGTTGACGGTCAAATTGAGCACTTCGCTTCGCCGCAGTCCCGCCGTCTTGGCCAAAAGCAATCTGGCCTGCCACAATTTATTCGGGCAGCTGCTCAGCATCGCTTGAAACTCGAACGGCTCATAAATTCTTATCATCTTTTTGGGAATACGAAAAAGCCTGAGCTGTCCGAACGGGTCTTTCGCAATCAAGTCCCGCCGCATCGCCCACCGGAATATCGGCCTGATGGTCTTGATATAAATATTCGCCGATACCGGGTTCCTGCCGGATTCTATCGCCCAGCTTTGGAACTGCTCTGCCTGGGCATGACCAAAATCCGTAATTCTCATATCGCCAAAAACGTTCCTGGCATACGAGAATACCCTTTTGGTCAGTTCTGCCGTCGCCGGCTCTATCCGATGATTTACTGCCAGATAACTCATAACAACTGTTGAGAGCGTAGGTCTTGACTGACTTGCCATCTCCATAGCATCACCTCCTTTCGCGGCAATAGCTGCAAGCCAAGACGCAATTGCCGCCAGCTTACAGCACATCAAGACCCTCGTCAATCCTTTTTGCTGCGCCACGCCATATTAACTTTTCAAAGAGCTATAATTTGCGTTTGATAAAATCGGCTGTCAAACGATTTAGACAATCCAATTTTTCGCTTCGATTGCTTCGGTTGCTTCTGTTTTTCGCGTTTTTTAGCTTCTATATCGGCCTTGACGGCCATTGAATAACAGGCGGCGATAGTGAGTGAATACGTTTTCTTGCAGCCTTTCGCCCTGAATTTCAGGACACAGGGCGGCTCAAGCGTAATTATCACCGGCCGTAACTTCCCCGCCTCGAATACCGAATCCCCCGATACGCGTCTAACTGGCTTTTTCAGCTCCGTCATTCTCGTCCTTGAACTTCGCCGTTATAATTCAAAACTCTCGATTCACTGAGGTCTTTCTGGGCCGCCACCACCTACACCAAGACTAATAACCCATGATACAAAGATGGCCAAAATCAACAGAATTAGTTTCATCGTACTTGCTCTTCGCCGTTATAATTCAAAATTCAAAACTCAAAATTCAAAACTCAATCTACGCCCTTAATTTTTACCTGCCCCTATCTTCCCCCCTGATTTTTTTCGTGCAGCGTTCCTGACGCACGTGAGACGCCCTGCTGTCCACCTGAAGGGGCTGGTTGAGAAGTTTGTTGACTCTGTGCCGGAGAGCTGCTTTGCTCACTCGGTCCCCCTGCCGCCGATGGGTCTTTTTCTGTCCTGAGGCCTATCGGCATTGCAGGGGGGCCGTTTTCACAATTTTTTTCTTGACTTCTCAGCATCCCGCCGATATATTGAATCCTGCCCGTTACGAAATCGCGGGCAAGAGTACGGATCGCATCGGCTTCGCTGGCGAATCCGGCTGAACGGATCCTCGTAAGGAAGCCGCATTTCAAGGATGGAGCAACCTCGGCACGAAGGACTATCCCCTTCTGTGCCCTGTCATTCTGGTCTTCCATAACCTGATGGGGTTTTTCGTTCATTTCTTTGCCCCTATACACTGAATCTACAAACACACTTCAAAACCAACGACAACGGTATAGTTAATATCGGTGAGTGTCAAGGAAAAAGTACTGAAAATTTCTAAAAATTACTATTTAGAACCCTTGAAAACCTTTAAGTAGCCCTGTAATAAGGATTTATATGGATGAAAAATTTTTGAAAAGAGGTTATTATTTCCCAGAGAAATTGCTTGAACAATGGGAAAAATTTCACGCTCCAGGCAAAAAGTTTAGTCCTTCGGCCGCAGGTGCATTTTTGATTTGGATGGCGTTGGATTCGACTTTAAGAGAAGAAGCCAAACGAAAGGCTGTTATGCCTGACTTGAAAAAAGCCATAAAACAAGTACAAAGAGCTCTTATCGACAATATTACTAATGCCGAGATTCAGCAATTTTTGGCTTCTTTGAGCCCGAAACAGCGTCAACAGATTTTAGCAGACGCAAAAAAATCAAAAGAAAAATCTTCTCGTATAAAGTAGATTTCTTGCCGAATCTATCGGGCATGCCACGGCTTTTCATCGTAACATCCTTGCTACGAGAGAGTTATCATTGAATCTGACATTAACGTATAATAATCGTAATCCCGGACGAAAACAAAGTCAAGAAAAAAATTCTCTTGAAAATTCACAAATTCTTGTTATATTACGGATATGAAAGTCCAGTGCCCACATTGCAAAAAAGTCCTCTCTGTGCCGGATGAGTACGAAGGCAAGCGCATCAAATGCAAAGGTTGCCAAGGGGTTTTGATAACCAACCCGTTGGAAGAAAAAATAATAATCCCCAAAAGTCCGAAACCTAAGCCGACCCCCATTGTTGTGCCGATAGATGTCTTGCAGGCCAGCGAATCTCCCAAATCTACGGCGCCGCAAGAATCCCAGCTATTACCATCTCGCGGCAATTTCCTGACAAAACTCTGGAACCGCTCACCAGTAGCATTTCGCACTGGTTTCTTGACAACCATAGGCGTCTTATCTGCTTTGGCTTTATGTATTTATATCTATGGTCGAATTTCTTCGTCTCATCCACCTTTGAAACCAGAACCAATCTATCCGACCATAATTTCGCCGATGCCCGAAAAAGTCCGTGCCCAAAAATCAATAGAGGTTTTGTACTATCAGATAGTGAACGCTTTTTCTAATTCCTCTTTTGATTTCTTCTTGGTGAGCAAAATAATGCTTGATAATGGACAGAAGAAATATCTGGGAGAAACGTCCGATGGTTTAGCATCTCTGGAAATCATCGGTAAAAATAATATATCACAGGCCACACTTCTGATTTGGCTTCCTAATGACCAACCTGATATTTTGGAACGAAATATTAGAATACAATTCCGCTTTCTTGAAATTATGGTACCTGAATGGCCAAGCAGTCCTAAGTGGTTGAGCACGATTGTGGAGGAATCCGACTATTCTTCAGATGATTTGGGCGGGGAAATAATCAAAGGAAATAAGCTAATAACAATAAAATTTTGTAGACCGCTGGGTTTTGCGATCCTAACTATCAAACATAAATCACAGGCAGAATTTTAACATCATAGTAAGCATAATCAATCCACCTGATACCCATAGATTAGTTTTTAGTTTTTAATTTTTAGTTATAACTCAAAACTCAAAATTACTACACGCTCCAGTCATCTATCTGGAAGCCCTTCGGCGGTATGAACGTCGCATCGCGTATAAGTATCCCGCAGGTCGCTCCCTTCGTGAACTTACCGTGCTGTCCGCTCGCGTCGAATGTGCCGTCCAGCAGCTTGAAGATGTTTCCGCTGTTACCTACCTGTTTATCGCCATCGCCGACGACTGTAATAGTGGCATTCCCCCGCTGCTCACACGCCGTCATCTTACCGCCCGCCCGCCAGGTAAAGCTGCCGTCAACGTTGAGTAAGCTCGCAATATCAATCGCCGCCTGTGCCACGGCCAGCGCGGTATTACCCAGCATTATCGCCCCGCCGTAATTTTCGACTGCATCCAACGGACTATCGCTGTACACCGAGCCGCCGTCCGCATAAATCTTGAGCGCCGGGCAGCCCTCGTGAATGGTAACCGTGGCTGAGCCGTAATTATGGATTTCGATGACCTTCGTATCGTTCTGGACCTCGAGCGTCCCGCCGCCGTAGCATTCGATCTTCGTCCACTCGGCGTTGGTATCGTTGACGCCGCTTATTGCCAGTAGTCCCGACACACTGTCGTGGGTTACCAGGGGTATGCTTTTCGCCGCCGTTTTGATTTTGATATGGCACGGCTCATCGCCCTGGTAGATGAGTTTCTTCGTTGCCGCTAAGCTCAACTGCAAAGGTGCGATCGTATCCTCGGAGTCCATACCGATTCTGCCGGTAAAGTCGGGACTTCTCACGAAGCCCTGGCAGTCGTCCGGCCCGTTGGCCATATTATGATAGCAGTTCCAGTGCTTGCCGATTGTATGCTTGGTGCCTGCGTAGTTACTCGGCACAATCCCCGCCCGCTTGTCGAAGTGCATCACGTCGGCGGCGCCGGGCACACTGCCTGCCCCGCCTACTGCCGTCTGCCAGTTCGCAGCCAGGTTAAAATCGCCCTTGTCCTCGTCTTCGCTCCCCCCATTCAACTGACCGCCCTTCCAGTATAAATCAGCCATCTGCCTGTCCTTTCAATTTGTAAATTCGGGACTGTCAACGAAATTCGGGACTGTCAACGTCTTTGCCAAGAGGCATGGCTCTTGCCATTATGACTGTCCCAGAATTTCGTTGTTCGTCGCTTCACGTTTCACGTTATTTCTTTAATTCAATCGCATTCGTTCCCAGCTCTGTAAACACCGACTTCGGCGCCTTGTCCCAGTCAATCTCGAATATGGAGCGCTTATCTATACTCGTCCGTAGATCTGGATTCGCCGTTCCCGGCCAGCCGGGCACTCTGATTTCAATCTGGCTGATAGCATACCTGACATAATCATCCGACGCCCATACCCAGTCCATCCATCCGCCTTTCTCCGTATAAGGCCACGGTGAAAGTACGTGACCATAAAACCAATAATAGTTGTAAAAGTCATCACTCTCTACGACGGTTCCAGGCTGCAGCGCCACCCACGCGTAATTCCATTCTATATCGCCGGGGACACCCACCAGCGTCTTGTCCCCGAATCCGAATACGCATTCGGTATAACGCTTAATACTATTCGGGGTATTTATACCCCGCCAGGCTACGCGCAGAAGCAGCCGTCCCGACAGCATACCGGGCAGAAGCCCTGTTTTCGGAACGCGCAGGCACAGTGCAAACTCATCTAATATAATTACCAAGTCCGGATTATATTTTGGGGGGCCGAGAGGCGCATTTTCATGGCATCGCACCTCCGTGTCATATCCGAATGTTTCTTCCATCCCCCCCTCCCAGCCGTTCGGGTTCGGCCAGGGCCAGGCCCTGGCTGCGATGGCCGAAAGTCTGCCTGCTGCGTATGCCGTAAGGCTCGAATCACGATACTCCCCTGAATTAGTATTCGTTCCGGACTTTACCCAGCACCAGCTGGGGTACGTCCAGTCAATCAGCTTGAGCTCCTTCAATGCATCGTAAATATCATTGACCAAATCGTGATGGAGCTCGTAATGCGGCTCGATGATTGTGGCGCCGTTTACTTTTGCCGTACTGACCGCCCTGGGGTCATGTCTTTTCTTTAGCGCTTCTTCCTGCTCTTCGGTCAGCGTAAAGTCGGGCGGGTTATTGACGACTCTGTAATTGGTCGGGTTGTTCGCTGCATCGTAAACCGCCTGCGTCACGCTCCAATGGGCCGGGTAATATTCCGGCGGTTCTCCTGATTCCCCCGGCCACATGAGCGCCCCGACCCTGCCCATCGAATGCCGCCACGTCCTCCGCCAGCATCCGCACGGCAGTGGCCACTCAGCCGGGGGATACACTTCGCGCAGGTCGGTTAATACCCTGGGTACGAAAGGACAGGCGGAGTCCCACCACCAATCGTAATGGCCGACTTCTTTGAGCACTTTCTCGAACGCACTGCCGTTACAGCAGAAAAAGCGTGCGCCGTATAATTTGCCGGCAACATCAACGCCGGGCGCATCATAGACCGGCTGGTATATACACAAATCCGGCCGATAGGCCGGCGTAGTCCAGTACGTCGGGTTCGGCGGCGGATTTCCTGTATTTCTTTTAATACAGAGATAACGCGTCCCCTCAGCACCTCCACCCGGAGGATAAACTATGCTGGCAGGAGTGGCCCATTGTTCTGTCCCGCTAAAGTATTCTGTACCTGAATTATATTCGGTCCCCTGTCGGCGCGTCCAGGCGTCGATATAGGTCTGGTCGACCTTTGCAAGGTATTGCTGCTCATGCTCTATAGTACGTATTGCCCGGTCCTGGTAGGCCTCGCACATCTTGGCATCGTGCGCAAACTGCTTCGCCAATTCCACGGCCTCGTCCCTGGGCTCTGTAAATTCCTTTACATATTCGGTCAGCCGCCGATATACATCTGCATAGTCCCTGGGCCATTGGGTGCCGAGGTTCTGTGTGATATACTTGTGTTTCTTTTCAACCCCGTACAATGCTGGGTCTCTGCGCTGTTTTACTATACCTGATTTGTATTTGACGGGCGCTACCTGCCGCTCAGGATGCGTATGACGCGGCAGCCACTTGTAAGCATAATCGCGATAATCGTATGCCTCGTAAACCACCTGGCCTAATTCGCTTTTTTCGGCGTGGTGGATTACGAAGTATCTGCCGTCCGCCTTTATTTTCGGCTTGCCCGCATTGTGGTTGTAATGGCAGTAGTAATTCGGGTTCGTGGTAAGCCGCCAGTACCTCTTATCGAGCGTATTGTCCGATTGTATTGGCGGATGGTTCTCCAGGCCCGCTTCCGACATCTCAATCCAGTTCACGTAAATATCTTCGGCGCCGGTATGGTCTTTATAGACAACGGTTATTTCACCCGGCTTGGCCAGGTTCGGCGGTGCGTACCCCGCCCATGAGCCGGCCCAGTTCTGCTCATCGTAAGGAACGTAGGTAATATTACCATCGAGGCTTTTACCGAAGAACCTGTAAATATCGAAATTACCGGCTGCTGGGTTCTCAAGCAAAAAAATGAGCTTGCGAATGTCCTCGAAGAACGGATGAAGGACCTCGTCCATTTTCTTCGCAGGCCAGTTAGCTTTTTCCCACCAGAACATTTTTAGTTATAACTCAAAATTCAAAACTCAAAATTCAAAACTAATCAGAACACTCCCATCGCCCGCTCATCCGTTTCGTTCCAGGCAAGGGAGCAATGAATCTCATCATCTTCTACTACTTCCACTTTCGTCGCCGTCTCTTTGATCCACCATTTACCCGAATGGTATTCGACCTCTACGATGTCGTCTATTTGGAACCAGGGGAGCGTCTCGAGCAGATTTTCTCCTGCGTATCCCGAAACCCATGCATCCAGCCCGGCGCCGAGCTCTTTCCAGAACGTCGTATTCGTTGGCTTCTTTGCCTCCTCGCTGTTATGTGTTACGAGGCATTTGTAATCGTAATCCTTTTCGCCGTATTTGGCGATATCACCTGCCGTATATTGGCCATAATCCGCCGCCCATTCATCGATAATCGCTCCGCCGAGCAGCTTTATCTTGTAATTCTCGACGGCCTCTCTGTCTTCCGGTTCTTCCGCTGTTTCGTCCGCCCGCCGAAGCGACTCGGTTATCTTCGCAAGGATGCCCGTACTCGCTCCCCCGCCGGTTTCTATTCTAAGCGGCGATTTACCTAATTCGGTTTTGATTGCATTTACATCTTTTTCGAGCGTATCGATTTTCCTGGCGGCCGTTAGCGGGCCCGGCGTCCCCGCCGTCCCTCCCCTTGGCGAGCCGCCCAGTCCGAATATGCCCGCGATATTAAGCGCGGCGAAATCGGTCTGTATAGTCGTCGTTGGCGGCCTGTTCTGAAAGTTCCAGCTTACGGCCGTTACCACCGAGCCTGCCGCCCCTACCCCGGCGACGTCAACGTTGTCAATCAGCGTCCCGAGCTCCGGCCCCGATTCAATTGCCTTAACGGTTATATTGACCTTGTTATGGCGCCTGCCGTACCAGCCGACGGCCGCCGTCAGCGCTGACCGCATTCGGCCGCAATCGTCCCTTAAAAAAGGCCAGCACTTATCTTCGACAAGCTTCCCGCCAGCGTCAATATCAACTATCGTACCCGGCACGATATACCACAATTCGGCGTCGGGTATATCTATTGTAAGCACCCGTTTGTTCTCGTAATTAGTTAAGTTATAGCTTAACTGGACGTGCTGGTCGGTCTCGATAAAGACCGTGGCAATCATCGTCTCGTAATCGATTCCCAGCCCTTCGGTATATTCAAGTTCTCCTCCGACCGCTGTCTGTCCCGGCTCGGCGTCCGCCCAGTGGTTCAGCGCCGCTAAGTAGGCCGGTCTGAACCGCATCTCCAGTCCCATCTCCCTCATTAAGGGCCTGATTATCGCCGGGTTCTCTAATTTCTCGGCGTACTGGTATTTGCCGCTGCGGTCCTTGACCAAAACAAAGAGCTTGCGGAATTCCGGCTCGGAGTTAATTGGGTTCTCATCTTTCGCATAATTACTATAATCGACGCCGACCTTTAACGGCACAAACGTAAGCAGCCTCTTATCGACGTTAAAATACGCCGCCTGCTCTTTCGTAATATTGCCTAACGAATCCAGTTTCGGATTGACCAGCTCGAACGAGGGGTCCTTGCCTTCTTCCGGCATCGTCCATATAGTCCAGTCCCAGTCGTGCGGTATTCTAAACGTCGTGAAGACCCTTGAGAACCTGTCCACCGCTCGGAACTTATCATTCAATTCCGCCTTTGCATAATCGTCAAGCTCATCGTATCCTTCCGTATTCTTCGCCGCGTTCTTATACGCCGTCTCCTCGGCCTCCGTCCAGCCTTTCTCGATGGACGGCGGTAACAGTTGAATCTCCCCTTCACTGTCCTTATAGCCCTGTATCGGTCGCAGCGTGCAGCAGCACTTCATTCTCGCCCCGCGCACCACTATCTTATCGTAGGTATGCATCGTGTCCTGGATGACGTTGACGGTGGTGTGCATCTTGTTTTCCCACAGGTCCAGCGCTACCTTGTTCTTGTTCGCCGGCATCGTAACGTCGCCGAGCGTCATCTCCTTATCGAGCAGACTGAACGGCACGATTTCGACGTTGTTGTCGCTATCGACGGTATATGTCCACGAAAACCCGCGGCCTTGATTTATCAGAACGTTAAGGGCGCTGCGAACGGTCTGGCTGCTGAAATTATAGACGCCGACAATCTTATCCAGCGCCTCGTTTATGTCCGCCTCTTCGTTCTCTATCCTGGGCAGACGAATTCTTTTGAAGTTACTGCCGCTGCATCTCTCGCATTTCTCCGGTTTATAATCGTATGTCTTGCCGCAGCTTACACATTTGAATCCGATCAAACCTTTTAATTTCTTGCCCAAGAAAAATTGCGGTCCGTTGTCCTGCTGATAGTATTTTAAGAGATACTTTATAATGTCGTAATTAGTCCAATCGTTACCTTCATCGGAAAAGACATACACATCGCTTGCCCCTTCAATCTGTTGGTCGGAGCGATTACCGACGATGCCGCCTCCGTACTCGTAGCGGCGGTTGAACGTCGGCAAATAATCTATCCAGACCGGCTTGGTGGTACCACGTTTCACCCGGGCGCCGTCCGGCCGACTCTCTAAAAGCATGTCCAGTCCGTACGCCTGCAGGACCTGGTCCACCTTCTTTCCCGTGCTTCCTTTACCCAGAAGCTGAAACGTCTCCGCCGGCACAATTCCCGTCCAGAGAATAGTTTCACTGGCGCCGTCCCTGCCGCGTATCTGGATATAGCAGTATGCGAAGCTCGAAAGCAGGCCGCCGTCCTTCATTCGGGTAAAGTCTTCCCACGTCCCCTGTCCGTACAGCAGCTTGAACGTTGCCGTTGCTATGGCGGGCGCCGCCGTCTTGGTCGCCGAAATCGGCGTGATATACGGCGCATAAATCCACCGGCCCTTCCATTCCCATTTATAATAGACCGCCGTCACCATTAGTTTTTAGTTCTTAATTTTTAATTATTAGTTATAACTCAAAATTCAAAACTATTGTGTCGGTTTCAGCACCCACGCAGCCCGCACCAGGTAGTTAATGGCCGCCGGGTCAGAGACCGGCGTATGCTGAACGCTCGTTACTCTGACGTCAACGACGAGCACGCTATTGACCGTCCGGCCCAAATCATCGACGACGGTAACGTGCGTTCCCTTGTAGCTGGCGTAGGTGTCCGCCGCCGCGTTCGCTATATTGAGTGTCTCTACGCCCTGCACGGTGAACTTATTTATTTCGGCCGCCTTGAGCGCATCGATTCTGCTGGCCGTACCATCGACGCCCGTCCTATCGATTATCTCGACCGCCGCCGCCAGTTTCGGCACCTGCGGCCCCGTCATTCGGATAAAATTTAAGTTGCCGATACTGCTCATAATTTCAATCCACCAATCCCGCGTTCAGATTACCCATACCGGCACCCTGCAAGGCCATAGTATGCTCTTTCAACGCTTGTGTATTTTCCTTAATAACTTCAACGAAGGATTCTTCTTCGTAAGTTTCCGCCATTCTCGTAATTCTATCTATAAGCCGTGCTATCGCCTCGGCGGCCGCCGGGTCATAGGATGGGCTTGGGCCGCCTCCAACCCATTCGCCGCCGCCCCATCCTGTTTGCATAAGACGTCTCGGCGTAGTCGGTTCGAGCATTGGCTGACGTATCCTTTCCAATCTCTCCGCCGCCGCCCTTGTATAATCACCGCCGAATAGACCTTCTATCTCCACGGCACCTAATATCATCTTGCGCCTTGTCGCCCCGATACCTGGCATGGTCTCAAGCATTTCCCTGGTATAGCGTCGTGCCATATCTGCAGCAGCGCCTTTACCGTACGTCATTCGTTGCCATTCCACTGCCGCTGCTTGTTCTTCTTCGGTAGCAACCCTGCGTACTAATTTCTGCTGGTATCCTGTTTCAAGGTCCTTTCGATAAACATCCTCCGCTTCTGCCCTGCGTATCATTTCGGTACCTGCCGCTATTTCACTTGGTCGGAATGCTGGTGCTAAAGGGGCAAAGGTAGTACCAAGAGCAAGCTTTGCTTTTTCAGGATATTGTTGCATCCATTGAAACAATGCCCCGCCAGCCTCCGCAGCACCTAATCCCTCCTGAATTGCGGCAATTTCATTCTGTGCTATTTCTTCCGGTCTCAATCTTCGACCGGCTGTAGGCGTTATCTTCGTAAATCTTCTTGCCAGAAGCCCCACCGCAGTGGTTATCGCTCGCGGTTTCAATTCTTGTTTCAGCATCGCCATTATGGTTCCCTGAGCTTCCTCATAGCCCACACCATATTCCATCATCTGGCCCACTCCCCTCATGGCCGCCGTTAATTTTTCTGCATCACTCCCTGCTCGTCGACGCATTTCTGAAACGGCGTCGAAAATATCTTCTACATCTTTTCCCGGCATTCGTCTTTGTATTTTGGCGACATATTCTACAAATTCCGGCCGGTTCTCCCAGATTAATGGAGTAGCCAATTCCACCGCTTTCAGACCTTGTTTTAATTTACTTTCCGGATAAGCACCACCATAAGCTGCAAGCATTGCCTTGCCTGATTCATAACTCAGCATCGGTATTTTTTTAACCAGTTTGGTAAGCGCCGCATCTGCCCTATCAATCTGGCCTGGTCCCAGCCACGTCCCGATGATATTGATATAATCCTTTGCATAATCCATGGTGGTCCGGGCGGCGTCTTCCTGTTTTCTTTTCAGGTCCTCGAACTCCGCTATCAATAACTGCATTATTTTGCGCACCCCGGCAATCGCCCCCTGTGCGGTCAGGAAGCCGGCCGCCATTTTCCCCACGTCCGAAGCGACCTTTCCGAACCCATCGAGCGTCTGCTTGGTCTTTTTACCCTCGCGATTTATGTTCTTCAGGCCCCGGGCGGTCTTGTCCTGGGCCTCCCATACCTTCAAAAAGGCGGCAACCGCTTTGGCTGGCTCTGCCTCCAATACGAATTTTGTTTTTGCTGCCATTACCGAATCACCTCTTTATCTTTTATTGCATCCAATCGTTTCGCAACCCGCTCGCTGAGCAATTTCGCCATTATTAAAACCTCTTTTTTCGTTATCGCTACCAGCTCCTCCCCCTTGTTCACATGCGTACAATGCCTGGGTTTCATCCAGAAATAGGGCGGCGCAAACATCGTCCCCGTGGCTTTCTTTGATGTCGTGCTGATGCGAATTCTTTGCATAAGCTGTCTTTTAGATTCGCCCGACCATTCTAAGGGACCCGCCATTGGTTTTTCCCTTGTTTTGCGTTTTTGATATTTTACCTCTCGGGGCCGATACTCTTTTTTATACCTTCGATGTGCGCTTTTTTCAAAATGTAAAGGCAGTGTATTTTGATGCCACTCGTCTATAATCTTTTCTAACTCCTCCTTGACGATTGAGCGGAACTGTTTCGCCATCCCCCTCGGACTTCCCTCGATTATCATAACGCCGCGCAGCATCAATTAACCAATCACCAATTAACCAATTACCAATTACTACTCCATCCCCAGCCAGCACAAATCCGCGCACGTGGGACAATATCCTTTTAAGAGTCCGAGCTTCCACTGCCGGAATTCGAGCCATCGTTTGTGCTTACATCCTCTGTGTTTTTTTTTTCGTCCTTCATCTGTTTCGATACCTCGATTAACGTCGGCACGTCGATTACGGCCGCTATTATCTCGCTGAGGTTCTCCGTGGTTATCAATTTCAGCAGGTTGACCTCGTCGGCGCCGACCTTATAGTTCCAGGCCAGCGCCTCAATCGCCAGCTCCATCCGTTCTTTAACGGTCAGTTTCGGCTGTCCCTCCTTCCAGTTATTTTCGCACTGAAAGTCTTCCCACAGCTTTTCGACCTTACTGGAGAATCGGGCATACTTCGGCAGGGCCTCCGTAACAACTTCACCGTCTTTACCTAAAATAAGCGATTGCGGTAGCGCTGAGCCGCCCGTAATTATCCTCGCCACCGGCACGAGCCACTTTTCGCCGCCTGCCCCTGCTTGTTGTTGGCAGGGGTCCGCCAATTCGATTTCGTGACCTGCCAGTTGTTTTTTGCGGCGAAGCGTCTTTTCAGTCGGCGGCGAGTCCTTATAGAAGCCGACATGAAATTTGCCGTTAATACTCTTCTTCCACGTCTGCTCATTCGGCTTGAAGTAAAGCAGCTTAACGTCGATGTCCGCCGCCGCGAACAAAACGCATTCTTTACCGCCCGGTCCTGCAGCAGAATATCGCTGCGCTATTTCCACCTTATCGAAGATACCGCCCAGCCCCGCATCTTCGAGCTGCCGGGAGCTGACCATTTTAACGTCTTCTATCGCATAAATAAATCCGCTCATCTTTCACCTTTCCTGGTCTTCTGTAAATTCGGGACTGTCAACGAAATTCGGGACTGTCAACGAAATTCGGGACTGTCAACGTCTTTGCCAAGGGGCATGGCTCTGCCAAGGGGCATGGCTCTTGCCATTGCCATTATGACTGTCCCAGAATTTCCAGAATTTCGCTACGCCACGGCCACGCCGGCGGTAATCAGGTCATACTTCGGTGCCGACGTCCCTTCACCACCGTGCTCGAACTTCAGCTTGGCATTCGTGGTACAATCAATACCGTCTGCATCGGGTGCTGTTAGCAGGCAATCTCCGCCGGGCCGAATTACATGCGTGTGTGTAACGGCCCCGAACAGTGCGAGCTGATTACTGGCGGCGTTGCCGATTATCAAGGTCGAGTCCGTCGAATTGTTCTTTACGTATATGGCCTTGAACTTGTCCATTGATATGGCCTGTTGTACCTTGTTCGTCAGGCTGCCATCGTGGAAATCGAGCGTCTCGTTCGCCCCGTCCGCCAGCTCTCGCTGGTCATGGAATATCTGGTTTATCTGGCCCGCCCCTTCGCCCTCGGTAAAGGTAACGCCGCGGCTCTGGTTGAGATAATCACTGAGCTTACTCATCTCATCGATGATTTCGCTGGCCATTGTCAGGCCGATATTAAATTTTGCCGAATGCATTTGTATTCTCCTTTTTTAATTCAAAATTCAAAACTCAAAATTCAAAACTACTTCCTACAATCCACTGACCACAAGAATATCGCTTACCCCATCGGATACCGGTGTGAGCCTTACCGAGCCGCCTATTCGGCTGCCGTGCGGGCCGTCTATCGACTCGAAGTGTGCCATCCCCGCATCGATACTGAACGTGAGCGGGGACGTCCCTCGGACGCCGCCTTCGACCTGGTCGAGCAGCTTGACGGTCGAGTCCGTTTCTCCCTGAGCAACTCCCGCCAGCCCCCAGCCCTGGAATTTCTCGACGTCGAACGTCCTTACCGTTAACGAGGGCGCCCTTGTCATAACTCCGATGAATGTCGGGTAGATATGACCGTCCGCGATAATAATGCTGAGGTTTATCCCGAAGTCCAGCGACCAGTTCTCGACGCCGTCGAGCGCTGTACCGTTGATTACGACCGGCCCCATCGTATAGACCTCATCGACCTTGTCCTGGCCGCTTGCGAGCGACTGGCTGCCCGTAAAGGCCAGTGGCGATGCCGAGCCGTCCGCCGACTTCGGCACCACGCGGTATCCGATAGTCGCCTCGCCGCCCTGGGCGGCCGCTATTCTCGTCGGCACGATTATTCCCGCCGCCGCCACTACCTTGATATGCGCCAGCGCCCCGCCCCGCAGGCCGCCGTCCAGCATCTTCTGGAAGAAAAACGTATAATTTGCAAGGGGTTCGCCGCTTATCCCGCCGAGGTTGGCCAATGCCGTCTTTATGGCAGTCGTATCGAACGTCATTTCCGGCTGGATTTGGCCGTTACTTACGAACGAAGGGTCCACGGCGCCGCTTCCACTGCTGATAAGCTGGGCAAGGCCCGGGTTGATATTGTGGTTCTGGATGCCCTTGAGCAGGGTCGTATCGTTCTGGACCGCCGATAATGTGTATTGGTTCATTTTAAGTCTCCTTATGCTTTATTCACTCAGTCCCCAATTGACTAATAATCTTATTCCATAAACGTAAACGCCGCCTTCGGTTTCGTACTGCTGCGGCCCTTCGATTACATCGATATTATTTATTGCAAGGTAGCCCGGCCGGCAGCTCAGTTGTTTAATGTCGGCAACGACGCCTTCGACGAAGTTCAAAAAATCAAGCTCTGCGTTCTTCGGCTCGTCTTTATACTGCTCTTTTATCTCCGCTTCCAGCCGCAGCTCCATATCGCCGCCGGCCAGAAACTCATCCGTGGCGACCCCTTCATCGGTGTTATTGCCTGTATTAACGATGAGGCCGAACGGCCGCTCGTAGGCCTCCGCCTCGTAGGCCGTCAGGTGCAGCCGTTCCTTGGCGGCGGCGATTTTTTCTTCCGTTGTCCCCTCGGCTTCGATAGCATCCTGGAACGTCGTACCCTCGGCGATGAGGTTCCGCAGGTTCACCATTACCTTTCCGAACTGTCCCGTTGGTATCACTTCCGCCATATCTTTTTACTCATCGTATTCCGCCCGCATCGCTATTCGTTTCGTGGCCTTACTCGTATCTTTCGCCGCCCACATAAACAGAAAATACTTACCCTTTACCTCATCGCTCGCCACCAGCGAAGTGCCGTACTCGATGAGTCCTTCGAGCGTATACGGTAGTACCCCGCGATAATTACCATCGGATGCGGTGACGTAGGGCAGTGCTATATTCGTGCCGTTCGGAACGCCGAGATAGACCCGCTCCGTACCCTTGAATGTCTCGGCGACGTAGGTTGCGGTAATGACAATCTTATCGTTTGTAACGCTGTCGATTGTATATTCGGCGTTGTATTTCCTCGAGCATTCGATACGGACATAATCGCCTGCAACGCGGCCATGACCGATTACCGGTATGCCGACCTTACCGCCTCCCTCATCGACTGCGACGCCCTTGAGGACGCCCTTGACGGTCTCTGTCATCGTCGAGGCGGCCTGTGTGGGTCCGGTCAGGGATGTAAAGTCGAAGCTGAGCAGGTTGACGTCGCCTAACGTGTCCTTCCACAGAAACGTCATACCGCCGGCCACGGGGTCCATATCGAGCGGAGCGCCTTCGACCGTCACATCGCCCGCCGTTATATTCGATAGTAATTCCAAGGCATCCTGAACGTCCCCCGTCGTAGCATCCCAGTCAATTGCCGCCGTTGTTTTTGTCTCATCCTTGCCCTCGTAGGTCAGCGTCCACGTCCCTGCAGTCGCCGGCACGTCCGGCAGCAGCGTCTGCAGCTCGCGCGTGGCCGCCGCCGCGTTATTGACGGGCAGGGCCGGGTCCTCGAAAAGCGACATCTTGACCGTTATCGTATCATCGCCGTAGTCGCCGGACTCAGCGTCCTTCAGCCCCAGCCACTTTTTTACATTGTCCGTATTGATTAACAATTTACTCATCGTTCGTCTCTCGTATAAATTCGGGACTATATAAATTCGGGACTGTCAACGTCTTTTATGACTGTCCCAGAATTTATCGAATTTATATGACTGTCCCAGAATTTTCATTCACGATTTAATCACATTCAACCGAACCAGCCTCTCCGCCGAACTTCGGCTCGTTACTGACTGTCCCTGCGAATTTCGGCTCGTTCGAGACCGCACCTGCGAATTTCGACTCATTACTAATCGACCCACACATCCTAAAAACCACCGAGGGCACCGCTTCCTCTTTTGCACTGAAGCTGTGGACCGGCCCCGGCAAAGCCAACGCAGATAATTCCGTTTTCTGTGCCATATTACATAATCACAAATTCATCGTCCGCTGCCGGAGTTTGTGTCATCGCAACAACGGTAAGAATTTTAGTAGTTCCATTGTAAGCAGTTATTTCCGTGCCCTGCTCAAACATATTTCCAGAACTAAACTTGACTATCCCATCCTTATAAAAATCGTTATCAGTCTTAGTCAGATTGGTCTTGAATTGCGTAGTGCTGTTTCCAGCATCGGCAACTACCGTGCCTTCTGCAATCGTCGAGGCGGCCTTACTTTGTTTTTCCGAGACAGGGAAGGCATCGGTTTCGTTGTATTTGCCCGCACTTATCACATCATCGTCCATCCCTTTAACCTGGGCGGCCACCTTTGAATCGGCAATCAGTCCTTGTACTTCGTTAGTGTCTTCAACAATGTCATCCAAATGTTTGTCGATTGAACCGGCGGAAGGCCCGGGAGCAGATGGGGCCAGCTTCATAGCGTCCCTTACTTCCTGTGCTGTGATATTATTCAAGGCGGCAATCGCGTCAATAATGTTTGTAATTTCTTCATCAACATATCCCGCAATTGCTGAAAGGGCGTCATCGTATTCGTTAGCAGGACCAAAACCGGTTGCCTTATATGTAGAAGCCGCATCACTATGAGCTAACGTGCCGGCGACATTTAGTTTATCGAGATACCCTGCACGTGCATCAGTAAGTCGTATTTCTAACGCATCTACATAATCAGAAAGGGCTGTAAACTCACCATCGAGGTTCAGCCCGCCGCCATCGCTTATCGGCAATCCACCAGGGGCGTCAGCGACAGCGGCAGGTAGGGCGGTTCCGGCAAGTCCTCGTGTTGTACTATATGCAGAGTCAATCAATAGGTTATTCAGGTTGGCATCACGAAAACCTATAATCGGCCCAGACCAGGGAAGAATGCCATCGGCAACACCTGAAAAGAACCCAAAACCTTCCGTATCGTTGTTAATAGACGCTCCCTCGCTGGCGGGGATTTCAATAGTATATAGTCCACCATCTTGATGTGCCCAGTCATAATCTCCTCCGGTCGTAGGCGTCACTACGGTTGCTGTTGTAACTCCCGCTGTTGTTGTAAAATGCCAAATAAGTTCGAGGCCGGCTGCATTATAAGCTACCGATTCTTCTCTGGTTTTGAAATCCGTATCATCAATAAGAGCGACACAATTGACTGGAACTTCCGTAAGTGCTGCATCGACATCCATCCACATTACGCTGACCTCCTCATCATTGCCGTCATTTGATTATAATACCAAGCAGGCTTAACGGTCGGCGGTGCCCCCGGCACATACAAATGGCTAACCGGGTCCTCCTCAAACCAAGGAAAGTGATGTTGGTAGAGATAGGTGATTTGTTGGGCTGTGAGAGCAAAGGGAAGAATCATTACATAATATATTAGACCATCAAAATCAAAATCGCCACCTGAGTCAGGGTGATGATGACCAATATAAATTTTCTGGGTAGCAAGGTTAAGAATTTCATTATTCAAAGCTACTGGCGTTCCACTTGCTACACCATTTATGTAAATCCGTCCATACCCACTTTTATCAAACACACCTGCAATGTGTACATCCACTCCAACTGCACACACGCCCGTTGCCGAGCTAAAGTCTATCGCATCAAGAGAGCACGTGATTTTGTTATCGCTCCAGAGGTGCATTCTCCAAAAATCATCATTAGTAGGGCCAAATTCTGAATCATCTTTATAAACTATGCCTTGGTGTGCATTTATCACATCAGGTCTTATTTTAGCGATAATAGTAAAATTGTCATTTGCTCCCTGAAAACCCAATTTGTTATTATCGACAACAGTAACATAATCCCCTGTACCATCCAAATCCAACGCAGAACCAATCCATTGTGGGTTGCCATTAAAAGTCCCTGTAAGTTTATTCCCACTCAAATCAATAAGATTTCCAGCCTTGATAAACGGCCAGAGAGCGTTAGGCCAAGGAAACCTCGTATAATCCGGCAACTGCCCTAATTGTGGTTTTTGTCTTGTCAGCATTTTTGTAATTGCTTCTTTATATCTTGTTCCAAACCGTACACACCTACGGTCTTAAAGTGCTCACAGCGTCTTTTGGGTGTGGTGTATATCTCAAATCCTGCTTCCTTTGCCCTGCGACAAAAGTTAAAATCCTCCGCAAGTTTAGGAATTCCGTCCTCATCAAAAACAGCATTAAAGGGAGCCTTTAACTGCTCTAATACTTTTCGTTTAATGAGAATACAGCCAGTCGCCACTACATCGACTGCGAGCAGTTCACCGCACACAGTTTTATCTAAATCTACGGCAACATATCCTTCACCATTATGAATCCAGGCGGACCAATACAGCTTTCCATTCTGATATATTCGATATGGACAGCCAATGATGTCTTTTTTAGCAAAAACCAGTTCAACAGGGTTATCAAATGGGACGGTGTCATCATCCAGCAGCAGCAAATAATCGTGGTCAGCTGCCCTGTATCGCTTGGAAATACCGTTCCGGTTACTTGTAACAGGCACGGAACGGCTCTTTACCGGATTCTCTAAAAACACATCAACTCCCGGAGTGGCCATCATCCGGGGCATAATGAGCTTGTCATACTCCGTTCTCTTTGTCCCGGTGTTAAGAATAGCAATATAAACGGACGGCTTTTTCATTCTATGTCCTTTGAGCACGACCATTGAACCCGGCAGGCATAGGCAGCATTGTCATCTTTGTCATAAAAGAGGACCTTGGCTTTGTGCATTGTCGGTATTCTGATTGTCCAACGGTTGAGAATCGTAGATAAACTATCGCTCGCATCGTGGTCTTGTGAGAGGTTATCTAGTGCCCTTACATAATCATCCACAGACCAGCTTTTAACATAAATCACTTCCGAATTCACAATTGTGTCGTCCAGAAGGAAAAAAGACGCCCCCGGAGTCTCAAAGTAAGATGTTTCTGCAAGCTCAATACGTTCGGGGTATGCCTGACCCGGCCCGCTTGCCGCCGCCAAAGCTTGTAAAACAGCACTACCTCCATCGGCTTCGTAATCAACACCCATCTCATGCCAGTCTTCGTCGGTATCACCGGCACTAATAAGTATTTTGAATCCCGCAGGGTCTCCTGCTGCGTTTGTATCTTTATGTGCCATATCAATGTGCAGGAAGAATCTAAGTGCACTATCGACATTCTGGCTTTCCGTCAATTCACCTGATTCAAGAACGCCTCCAGGATTTAATGCAGACCAGTCTAACAATTGACCTTTATCTGGTGTCAAATCCGCCATAGCTTATTCCTCTATATTTATTTCTGCCAGGGTAGCATCGACTACCGGTGATAATTCGTTAATTTGTGTTTGTTGTGTTTGTTGGTTTTTATATTTCTTGACCATTATACGAAGTGCCTCTTTTGTCTTTTCACGCCAGCAAAGACGTAGCTCGTCGGAGGTCTTCCCCTCAACTTCAGTTGGATACTTAGTATCAAGGTTCTGGTCAAAGACCGGCTGAGCCGTTTTAATATCTACACCATCCGGCCACAGTTTTAGATTCACCCTGACATTGAGAAGCTTGCCCCGAAATCGCTCACCGGCATCTTCAATAGATACTTTCGTTACTCGTATTTGCATTATCTATTCTCCGTTTATATCCTTCGTCCGTTCAAAGACTTTTTCTGCCTCGTGGATGGCTATCTCCAAATCATTAACGGCGATAAACTCGTCGGGTTCAGTCGCCCGCAAGGCCAATTCGTGAGCGGTCAAACTCAGCTTATCTAACAATTTCTTTATCGTTTTCATTTTGCCGCCATCATCCAAAGATTACCCTTGCAATTGCAAGGGCCATACTGCCGCCGGCAAAACCACTGCCTACACAAATACCGAATAGAAACATCTTGCTGGCCAATAGGGTTTTTCCATGAGGGCAGCTTGCAATGTGCTCCACCAGGACCTCTTTGACGATTACCCTTGCTATCTCTTTACATTCCGCTTTATCACCTTCTGTTAAAGCCATAACTTCACCTTCTGTGTTTATCCGTGTAATCTGTGGCTAATTTTTTCATTCAATTTTCCGCTTATACTGTTCGTGATGCTTACTTTCGGTCTCGCCCAGAACTATTGACAGCGTCGCCTTACCGAACCCTTCCGCCTCGATCGCAGAGACCCGCCATATATCGGTGCCCAGGGTGATAAGGTCATTTATTTTCGGTGCTGCTATTCCCCTGGCGGCATCGGTAAGTATGACGATTCGTCGTCTCTTGACCTTCGTCTCGCCCAGCTCATCGTCTTCGATTTCGGTATCGAGCGGGCCGACCAAAGCGTTTATAGTTTTGGCATCGCCGCCTTTGGGCGTATAGCTGATTTCTTCACTCAATTCGCCCTCATCGACGAGCCCCGCCAGGTCAATCGCTATTTGTTCTCGCAACGTAGTCATAATTCGTATCTCGTGAAATTCGGGACTATCCCGGAATTTCAGGACGAGCGCCCCCGCGTCCGCTCGGCACAGACAAACGCAGGGGCCCGTCAACCGAAACGATAATTCATCCTTCGCAGTCGTACTGCGGAGAATGGAAAGGCAAATTAAGCTAACCCTGCCCTGTGAGTTACATAGGTGCATATTACGATAAGTTCCGAATCGTCTCCTGCATTGCCGCCGTAGTCGGTGCCGTTGTTGTCGAGCACCACCGCCTTGTTCACCATCGTCGTTGCCGCCGCCCCTGCGATGTCCTTTATTTGCGGTTGGGCGATGGTATCGGCGCTGCTTATAATGAAGTCGCCTAAAACATCGGCAATTGAGGTGCCGCTGGCCGCATCGTAAACAACCTCGAGGTCATCCGGCGCCGAGGGTTCGGTAAAGACGTTCGAGCCGTAATTCAGACTCATTTGAATGCCCAAAACCTGAGTGACCTTGTCCGCCCCCGGCGCGGGTATCAATTCTTTCTGTGTCGTTGCCAGAAGCAGGATTTCGGCGGATGTAATCTTTGTCAGCGTCATGTGCACGTGCCCGTAATCGTTCAGACTAACGATGGCCTCGCCGTCCGTTGCCGTTAGCGCCTTTCTTAACGAGCCGAGCAGGAAATCGGCGTCCGCCAGGATGGTAGTGGCAGCGCCCGTTCCCGCCGTTCCGCCGTATGGGTCCCCGTCTTCGTCCCATCCGACAATGTCCCCGTCACCACCGGTGACCGCCGCAGCGCGGACCTTGATAACGCCTTTGACCTGTAAGGCCCCGAGGGTACTGGCCGCTATGACGGTGGCGCACATACCGGCCTGGCCGCCCACCTGGACCATTTCACCGGCGACCTTGACCGCTGCCGGGGTGTAATCCAGGAAATCTCCGGCCTGATAATTCTGTCCTTCAGTGTTCATAATTTGTCCTTTCCCAAAAAAGTTTTTAACCTTTAGCTATAATTCAAAACTCAAAATTCTTCTGATGCTTTTATTCGCCGTCGTCCGTATCTTCCGGCTTCTTAAATTCGGGACTGTCATCGTCTTTGCCAAGGGGCATGGCTCTTGCCATTGCCACTATGACTGTCCCGGAATTTCCGGCTTCAAGCTGCTCGTCTTTGCTGGCTTCCGGCTGCTCGTCTTTGCTGGCTTCCGGCTGCTCGTCTTTGCCGTCTTCAATGATTTCGTCATATCCGAGAGAGCTTTCGGCTGCCCTCTATCGGTAACAACCGGCCCTTCGGCTGGCTCATCTTCGGTTTTCAAAGGTGCACGGCAGTTAAAGCATCCTTCAGCCAATTCCCCGTTGCCGTGCTTGTCCACATCGTAATGCCACTTGCCGTCCAGCATGACCAGGTGGGTCTCCATACCGCAGGGACACGCAATTTTTGTTTTTACCATTTTTGGTCACCTCTTTTTTGTAAACCAATTTTTGTTATAAGAATTCAAAACTCAAAATCCAAAATTCAAATATCAAGCTGTGTTTTTTTGCATCCCGCGATGGTCCAGGCTCTTGCATCCGACGTCGATGAACATGCGGAATATGATTCCCATCACGTCCGGCCCCGCGTTGAACCGCTCGATTGTCGGTGTCTGCTGGCCGTTAAGGAATGCGACAACGATAGTGTCCACGATGTTCGGGTCTCCAATCATAAACCAGGTCGTCGTCGAATACCCGGAATACAATATATTGGAGAGCCTGGGTTCGGAAACCACTTCGATATTCAGATCGCCAAGGGCGTTATAGGCAGGCCTGACTGCATCTGTACTGCCTGTTATGACAATCACGCCGGGCTTGACCAGCTCCAGGGCGGTGACTCGCAGGTCCGGCGGCACCAAAAGGATTTTCGGCTCCACGTTGATCGGCTGACCTTCCTTGTCCGTCTGCTTTGCAAATGCCGTCACGCAGGTCGCCAGCGTGGCTTTTGCAAGCGTAGCAGTGATATTGAGGTTCTTGTGGGTTGCATGGAACAGTGCGACGGTGTCGGTCATCGCGCCGTTCGCCAGCAAATGTGCATAGACAAGGTCGCCTGCCTTTCTTCCCGCCTTCGCTCCCATCGCCTGCGGTATCCTGGTAATGACCCGCAAATCGTCGTTGATGATGTTCTGGCGGGTGACGCCGAAGTTCTTGGCGTATGTAGCCACGCTGTACTTCTCGTATTCTTCCAGCGCCGCTCCGTACTTGACCTCACCGCTGTTGGGGACCTTTTCCAGCGCTCCCGTATCGGTCAACCGAGCGCCGGTGACCTCCTTGAAGTCCGAGACCGAGCCAATCGAGCACCACTTCTGCCACGTCGCCGGCACGCTGGTGTAGCCCTTTAAGAGGCTCTTATTGGCTATGTTGCCGAGTATAATCGGCAATGACGCCGTCGAGAAGGCCGCACGAATGGTCTCGTCCCTTCCCGTCGGAACGTTCCCGCCGTCAAGCATCAGGGCATGACGGCAGACGTCGAACATCGAGATGTCATGATGTTTCCGCGCCTCTTCGGCCCGCTGCTCACCGGTCTTTTTGTCCTCGAGGATAATGGCCTCCTGCCCGGCCCGCGTCAGCATCGCATCTTCGAGCAGCATCCTGGTCATTTCGCCGCTCTGGATGTGGATCGCCGGTGAGCCGACTGAGGGGCGGTTCTGACGGATGGCGCTAAGGACCTCCGTCCGTGCCTCGTTGAGCGTCCTGCCTTCGGTGATACTCCGCTCGATGACTTCGGCCGGCACATCATCGCCGCCGAGCGACCTGATGGCATTGACCCGCTCTCGCTCGGCCGTAACGGCATCGGCTGCAACCTTGCCTGGGTCAATATTTCCCGTCATTTTGGTCCGCTTTTGTACGGCCGTGATTTCCGCCCGCGTCTCTTCGACGGTTTTGCCGTCGGTGATGCTCCGCTCGATGACCTCGTCCGGCACATCATCGCCACCGAGCGCCCTGATGGCGTTGACCCGTTCGCGCTCGGCCGCAACAGCCGCAACGGCATCATCGGCCCGTGTTTGCTCGGCATCAAAGTCGGTTCGTAACGCATCCCGCTGCTCATCGCCGAGCTCGTCGAGTTTGAGGCCTCTTTCTTTCAGCCATTTCTTAAACTTGTCCATTGTTCTGTCCTTTCCTATAATAATTTGTGGTTCATTCCTGTTCTTTGCATCAACATCAGCGCCCACCGGGCAGACGCTGTTTTCCTTAACTTCCCATTCGGTTGTTACGCGAAGCGGTCTGTCGGGCGATGCCGTAAACTCCCTGCCCTCCACTTCCACCGTCTTGCCCGCCTCAATCAGAACGGAGTTGATTACTCGATAGCCAATCGAGTTGTCCGTCAGATGCTTTTCTTTCGTCAGCACCCAGGCGTGCTCAGCCTCCTTTGAATTGCTGAAGAAGTTCCGTCCGTTCAGTTTATCACCTTCGATACGCAGCTCTCTCGTACTGCCTAATTGTTTCTGGACCGTACTGAGATTATGGGTATCGAGCATCGCCACCTGGCCGGCGGGTGGAATCCGGCAGCCCGTCATAAGAAGCACCTCATCAACAATCTGAAATCTCGTCCAGTCCAGAACCATTACCGGCGCTTCGGTAGCAATCACCGCCTCAATTGAGCGGGTCTTTTCATCGAGCGTATCTGTCCGTAATTGATAGGTGCGCGTGGTAAGGTCACGGGTCTGCCTTTCGGTTTTTTTTGTCTTTTTCGCCCGCATTTTTTAATATCTCCTATGACTTATTGATACCTGTTTTAGGCAGTATCGTTTCTGTATCTAAGCCCAGCTCCTTGATCTTCTCCAGCTCCCTCGCCCTTTGTTCAAGCTCTCTTTCCCAGTCCTGGCCCTGCTTTGCGTATTCGTTTGCTAAGTTCGTCGTTTTGCTTTCTTTGAGTTTTATTCTCTGGGCCACCGCCTCCTTGACCGGGTCCACGTGCTCCTGGCCCGGCCAGAACCACTGGACCTTTAGTTTGAAGGGATTGACCATGGGCAGCTGCAGGCCCGGCGTCAGCATGGCCTCTTTGAGCCAGGCAAAAAATACGCGGTTACAAAATTTCCTTTCTATCCAGCCCTGCACGGTCTTTATGAACCGGAAATATACCTGCCAGTCCAGTCGGCCCGATGCATAGTTGTATCCCGATGAATTGGCGGCCGCGACGTTGTACGGCATGTTCAGGCATCGGGCTATTTCGTTTAGAATTTCGGCCTTGAATTCCTTGTATGTCGACGACGGTTGTTCCGGCTTGAACTGATTCATTTTCGCCCCGTCCGGCAGCGTCAGCATGGCGTTGCGTGCAATCTCAACCTCTTCGCCCACCTCGACCGCATCCACCTCTATCCCGCTTGGTACCGTTTCGAGGACAGCCGATATATTGGCGGCCGTCTCCGCCGCCGCTATGGTTGCCAGTGTCCAGCGCCTCAGGTATGCGAACAGAGGTATTGCCGGCGTGAACCAGGGGACCCCCCGCGTCTGGCCCGGCCTGTCCTGCCGGTAGAGATGAATCACGTAGGCGGCGGGCACCTTATCGTATTGACCGACTGCGCCGAAGCCTCCGAAAGCCGACGTCGAGCCGGGATGTTTTTTTAGTATGTAATAGTATTGCGGCCTGCCGAATTCATCGACTTCGACGCCGTCCCGTATCTTTTCGGTATCGAGCCCGATATTGCCGAGTACAGCTATCGGGGTTGTCACCCTGTCCGGCTCGATGATTTGCAGTCGCAGCCGCACCTGTGGTTTTGCCTTTGTCCACTGCTTTTCCTGCTCGGCATTTGTTAAAATGGTAATTGACTCACCGCTGTCGTCCTGCTGCAATGAGCCGGCCAGTCTGAGTATGTCGGCGAACGTCATTTTGCCTCCGGCGTCGCAGTCGAGCATCCACCGTCCGAACCCGTCCTCGGCCTTTCGGTCGAATTCCGTATCTTCCGACTGGAGCTGCAGTCGCGGTCCCGTGCCTACAATGTCGTTGGCCTTGGTCTCGGTAATCCCCTTTGCGTATGAATTGTTCCTGATTTCGTACCGCGCACGGTTGCGAAGCGTCGGCAGGCTCTCTCGTATCAGGGCGTCGGCATCGCGTCCGTCGGCGTTAAGAAAATGCTTTATATTGTGGCGATTGATTGCGGCCGCATCGTAAGTCCGCAGAAAGTCACCGGCCCGCAGCCGATAAGGCGCCGCGCTGCGCCTCTGCGTTTGTCTTGACGTTCTTTTAATTTCCAGGCCGAGTATTTTCATCTGGCGTCCCCCGCCTTCAGGTTTGTTATCGTAAATCCCCTGCCGGTCTTTTTAGTGATTGCCAGCTTCGCGTAATGCCGGCGGGCGTCTATAAGGTCTTTGAGGCTGCGATAGGTAATCGAAAAATCAGATACGTTTATCGACACCGGTTTTCCTATCCAGCTCGTGATCGCCGCATCGAGCGCATCAACTATCGCCTGGTAATCAGCCGCCATAATTTTTCTC